AAAGACAATGGATCCCATGCAGTACCTCGTCGAAAGAGACGAAGTTCGAGAACAGCAATTTCAGTCGCAGTACCAGGATCAACAAATAGAATTGTTGAAAGCCCAGGAAGCTGCGGAGCAGAGAGCTAATCTCGAAAGTTATGTTGACTCACAAAAGGGAGTTCTTGCAGAACTTATTCCTGAGTGGGCTGATCAGAAAGTGGCTGATGCAGAAAAAAAATTAATTCTTGCATACGGTCTTAAAACTGGGTTTTCCCAGGAGGAGCTCGATTCCACATTCGACGCCCGTGCGGCTTCAACAATGAGGAAAGCTGCACTTTATGATCAGTTAACAGCAAAACGCAAAGGCTTAAAGCCGAGCGTTAAAACTTCGATGAAGGGGGGTTCGCAATCTCAAGATCCCAGGACTGTCAAATCCGGGAAGGCGTCGGCAAGGTTAAAGAAATCCGGAAGCGTCGATGACGCCGCTTCTGTTTTTTACAATATGATTCGTTCTAAATAAATAAGGAGGAAATATCGCTATTATTTCAAATACCTTTGAGACGTTTCAAGGCATAGGCAATCGAGAAGACCTCGCAAACACGATCTATAATATATCGCCAAGCGACGTACCTTTCATGTCTATGATTGGACGCTCAAAAGCAAAAAATACACTCGTAGAGTGGCAAACAGATGCACTTGCAAGTGCAGTCGCAACAAACGCTCAAATTGAAGGTGACGAGTACGCTTTCGATGCAGTCGTACCAACAGTACGCTTGAGTAACTATACTCAAATATCTCGTAAGACAATCATCGTGTCTGGTTCCCAGCAAGCTGGAAATCATGCAGGAGTCACAAACGAGATTGCATATGGCCTTGCTAAGAAGAGCAAGGAGCTCAAGCGCGATATGGAAACGTGCTTAACCAACAAAGTGGCTAAAGCCGCTGGCGCTTCCGGAACTGCTCGTAAATTAGGTGGCCTGGAAACCTGGTTAACTACTAACGTATCCCGCGGAGGAGGTTCTCCCGCCGGGTCTGGTGCAGGAAATGGCGCAGCCCCTGTCGATGCAGGAACTGCTCGCGTGCTGACCGAAGCAATGATTAAATCCGTTATCCAGTCATGTTATTCAGCGGGTTCGGATAGTAATACGATCATGTGCGGTCCTTTCAACAAAGGAAAAATCAGTGCATTTACCGGTAGATCGAGCGCTAGGCAGAACGTCTCAGCGACGACGATCCAGGCAGCAGCCGACCTTTTTTCTTCGGATTTCGGAGATTATAAGGTAATCCCAAGTCGTTTCCAAAGAGACAAATGTGCATTTGTCCTGGATCCGGATTATTGGAGTGTTGCTTACTACCGTGATTTTAAGCAAGAGGAAGTCTCGAAAACCGGAGACGCGATTAAGCGTGCCTTGTTAGTAGAGTTTTCGCTCGTAGCGAAAAATGAAGGAAGTTCCGGAGTAGTTGCTGATCTTACAACTGCGTAATTAAAATAATATGAGCGCAAATAAGCGACTCTTAGACTGGTCTCAGAATCGGAAGGAAATTTTCCACTGGGACCAGCATGAGGGAGAAATGATAATAGAAGCGCAAGAGGATGTTGAACCACTACTTAAAGTGGCAAAGGATATGTCCGAGCTTCAACCCAGTAAAGAGTGGAGACATTCTGCATTTATACCGCAGTTTGTCCTTGATCAATCCATGCGGGAGAAATGGGAGCCAAAAGATTGGAAAAAGTGGGCAAACGATTCCCACAACAAAATGTTCAGGACCTGGCCGGGCAGACTCTAAAAGTTTCTGTAGTTGTACCGTCGTGTTCGGGGGTATGGCCAGCAAAGTTCGGTGAAGCCCTGGCGAATATGGTCGCGCATTTTCAGAATAGCGACTTCGACGGAGAGCATGATATAAAAGTCTTTTCCTTTTGCGGAAAAGTAATGCCCGAGGTCCGGCATCATTTAATAGGAGAGTCTGTAGCCTGGGGAGCAACGCATTTATTAATGCTGCAACCCGAGCTCACGTTCCCGGCGGATTCGTTACACCAGATGCTTGCGAGGGGAAGAGGAGTGGTTGCTGCGAACTATCTGAAAAATATAGTATCCGGTGAGTATGCAGCATACAGGGAAGGCGGATTTGTAAAACCGGATCCGATTTTACCGGAAACCGAGGAGGTCGATGGAGTTGCACCCGGCATGGTGCTTTTCAATATGCCCGTGTTCGACGTCCTGGATATTCCGTTTTTCGTACACAAACAGATTGATGATACTCCGGGTTTTTCAGAGGATCACATTGAGTTCTGGAAACAGATGAAAGAAAAAAATATCCCTTGCGTAATTGACCATAAATTGAGCCTCGAAATAAGATCACTACATCACGGAGAACTGTGGCATTAGCAAACTACGATAATTTACTGGCAAGTATGGCTGACTGGTTAAATAGATCTGACTTAACGTCAGTGCTTCCAGATTTTATAGCAATGGCAGAGGCAGAGTTCAATCGAGAGCTCCGGGTGCGAGAAATGGCAGTACGAACACGAGCTCCTATCTCCGGACAATATGTCAAATTACCGGATGACTTTTTGGGGATGAGAAATATCGATTTACTGACGGATCCAGTCACGCCTTTGCAATATAAGAACTTAGGTAACCTGGATGCTCACAGAGCAGGGGACTCGACCGGGAAACCACTTTATTATTCTATAATGCAGAATTCCCTGGAGTTCGCTCCAGTACCCGATTCCGAGTATACAGTTGAGATTATATATTTCCAAGAAATACGTTCTCTAGCAGGAAACTCAACGAACTGGCTATTAACCGCGCATCCGGACCTTTATTTATATGGATCCCTTGCGCATTCAAGCGTGTTTTTGCAAGACGATAAGCGTATCGCGGTATGGGCCGGGAAATATAACCAGGTACTAGAGTCTATTAAAACATCGGATGAGAAAGCCAAATTCTCTGGCTCAACTCCGAGCATTTCATTTAACGAATTTTAAGGAAAAAGGCAGGAGGAACTATCGCAGGACTTACTAATTATCTCGAGGACAAGCTGTGGAATCATTTGTTTTCCAGCACGGCGTATACTCGACCAACCAACTGGTATGTTGGCTTATTAACCGCGGGTCCATCTGATAGTCAGGCAGGGACCGAGGTTTCGGGCGGATCGTACATACGACAGGTTTGTGCGTTTACCGTAACCGGGGGAGGAGTGGCGCTGGCGTTGAATACATCCGCCATTACTTTTCCAACAGCCACGTCCGACTGGGGGTCGATTTCGCACGTGGGTCTGTATGATGCTCAGACGAGTGGTAACCTGGTTGCATTCCAAAATTTACAACAGTCAGATTTTAGTACATCTACAACCAAGGTTGTGAATGATGGCGACATCCTGAAATTTAATGCCTCAACCATCAAGCTAACTTTAGATTAATGGTTGGTTTTGGTTCAGCAAACTACAACCAGGGGACCTTCGGTAAAGGGGTCATGGTCGCTCATGGCAATGTCGCATCGAGCTCAATAGTTAATTGTTTCGGCGTCGCAGAATGGTTAGCGACTAATACTGAGATAAATTCGACTACTACGATTAGCAGTTTCGGGGGTTTATCAAAGGGCGGCATGGTTAATATACAGAGTGTTTGTACGATGCAGGGTTATCCAAATTTTATTTGGGGGGCTTTTGAAACTGCATCAGCGACAACGACTCTGTCAAGTTTTGGTTATGTTGCCTGGGATGGTCAACAAATAACCGATGCAACCTGGACAACACAATTAATAGATTAGACTATGGCAGATACTACAAATTTTGATATTGAAAAAAGCTCTGTTGGCGGATCGAGAAATTCCTGGGGAGGTCTTGTAAATTTAGCTATCGACAAACTCGATGAACTCCTGGCGTTGGCACTACCCATCGGCTGCATCCAGATGTACCCAAAGATCACCGCTCCAACTGCCACGACAAATGGAGGAACCTGGCTTGTCTGTTCGGGCGGAGCAATCTCACGAACAGCTTATGCTGATCTTTTTACTGTGATCGGGACCACTTACGGAGTGGGAGACGGTTCTTCAACTTTTAATATTCCGGACCTAAGAGCTCGAGTTCCAGTGGGGTATTCTGTTGACGGGATTTCTGGTAGATCAGATAAGACGATTAATAACACCGGCGGCGGTGCAGAAACGCATACACTGCAAAATACAGAAATACCCAAACATACTCATCCGATCAGCGACACTGGTCACACTCACCCTATTGCTACCCAAACGCATTCCCACTCAGGGACTACCGGACCAAAAACATTATCAATTACAGACCCGGGGCATTATCATTCGTTTACGAGACATGAGGACTGGGGTAACGGAACCTACAATACAGGTTTTGTGAACGGTGGGAATGCAGCTCCTGATGCATCTACAGATACAAAGACAACCGGAATCACCATTGCTGATCACGATCACTCATTCTCGACCAGCACTGATTCAGCAAATATTTCGACCACGTCAACAAATTTATCTGGTTTCACAACGACAACTACCGAACAGGCAGACGGGAATGGAGCACACAACATAATGCAACCTTATGTAGTCGTAAATTACATAATTCTCGCAAAACATCCACAATTTAGCTGATAGGTCTATGAGTACGATAACATACATTGTAAAAATAGCATCAGGACAATTCACGATTGATGATTCCGTTGCACCGAAATTGACTTTTAGGGACGGAGACACATACGTTTTCGATCAAGCAGATTCCTCCAACTCCGGACATATCCTCAAGTTTTCTGCAACTTCAGATAATTCTGGATCAAGTATTTACTCAACCGGGGTAACTATTGCAGGGACTGCTGGAAATGCAGGAGCCTCGACGACCGTGGTAACAAGTTCAAGTACCACAGATACCTTGTACTATTTTTCAGCCGGGGGATCTGGATACGGTTCAGAATTTAGCAATACAGGATTCAAAACATCAACAAATTTTAACCTTCTAAAACCAATTGTTGGCTCGTCCTCTACCGCTGAAAAATGGGGTCCGATGATCAATCACGCAATCGACCAACTTGACCAGGCCGTGCCGACAGACACAGTAGGTGTACTTCCGCACATAATCCCAGATGTTCTGTATCCTGCAATATCAGGCAAATTATTGGATAGCACAACGTCACATTCAGGAGCCTATGGGACTGCACAGAGTGATAGTAGGAACTACTACTACACAGATATCCTGGGGAGTAAGCCCATCAAAGACCCTCGTATAGGGACACATTTTGGGAGTCAGAGACACTACACCAAGTCGATGCAGATATTAGCTCAAGAAACAGCCGTGCATGGTAGTACAGTTTACTCTGTCGATGGAAGAGAGTGGTTGAGAATGGTGGGGGGATGGTTCATTGAAAATAGTACACCCGGCTCCTTAATCTCTACTGATGATGCTGGAGATTTTTTTGAAATAACAGGATATTTTAACGATATTAATTTTCTTTTTCACACACACTCAAATCGTTCAGCCGACGTAGATATTACGATCAACGGTACACTTAGAGTTGACGGTTCAACTGATCTATCCGGTGATACTTCTGTTGCGAATCCTCTTGACGGAAGATATGTCAACGCTGGTCAACTCGTTAATGGAGGTTCAACGATTGTCACACATCTAGGGACTACTCCGGCGATTAATACGTTGAAATGGGAGAAAAAAGATTCAACCTCAACTTGGGTTTCTATGCAGGGGATAGAACTAATTGCACAGGACACAACGTCAACTGCTACTAAATCCAAAGTGCAGATACCAGCACAGAATGTAGTTAGTTTCGGCAAAAAACACACCATTTCTGCAACGGCCCAACATTTTGATCCGTTCAATGGTTTTACATCCGGCAACCTAGCCGCAGTTCAGGCATTGGGGATTGATGATACAACATCTCTCGGACTAACAAAATGGTTGCATTCAGGTTCGTATTACCGTCCTTACAACGGAGGACGAGTTGTAAAATGGATTAATTCTTCGGGAGAAATAAAAACTTCAGTCACACTGATGCCGCCTAATGCGAAGTCCATGGCAGACTCATCCTCATTGACGAATGGAACTGCTAAAGCAAATGCTTCCATTGCCAATAATACAAGCTATCCTACGTTTGAAGCACATACGACATCTGTAGATGAAGATTTATTGGATGAGGTGGCACACTCATATAACTGGAGAGAGTTTGGGAATGGTGCGGCTAATGGTGGAACAGGTGGGACTTATCCCGATGCCTCAATGTTAGTAGGTTCAGATCAATTCGCATATGTGATGGATGATGGACTAACATCACTCAGTTGTAGAGATTGGTCAGCACATTCCGATACAGATACTCCAAAATCGGATTTAATAGGGAGTATTGGGGGAGACCAGAAACCGATGTCTATTACATGGATTGGAACAGGAATATCATTACCGTATAATCATGTAGGAGGAACACACAGTGGTGATGATGAATTTCGATGGTATGTTGACGGGGTAGAAGTTGCGTTGAATGAGGAGACTACATCTGTAAATGTAGCACAGAATTTACCGTATGGTACTCACACATTTCGTGTTGATTGCGTTGTTGATCCCTCTGCGTATCACCAGTTATTCCGTGATTTTACATTCCACCAGCCTAAGATGTGTCCAATCCCTCAAGATGCTGTAATCATTGGGGATTTTATGCTGATGGCCGATCACGTTGTCCAGAATGACGCAGAGCATCTGCAAATCTCAAAAGGAGTCCGCTTGTGTAATGGATCAAGGGATCATTTTTACGATGGAGCAGTCTTTGCGGCAGGCGCACTCCAAGCGGCTGAGTATGGGACTCCTTTCGGTGGAATGAAGGGGTGTACTGGTCATGGGAGTTCAACATCAACAGCTAAACTGCCTTTTTTCGGAACTAACGCACAAATTGGGGGTAATGAAATTGATACATCTGGTTGGGCTATTGCATTAGGTGGAACAGGAAAGACCGCAGTAGAATTGGATTGTGGGCAAGGCACATATGGCGATATTATGTGTATAGCTGATGGAGAGAAGGTCACTCTGGGACAGACTTATGTGACTTCTACAATTAAGGCAGATGGCAAGTTCATGGGTAGTTGTGTAGCATCACCTACACACACGAGTTCGCATTATCAAGAATTTGAAACACCCTACCTTTTTGAGCTAGTAGGGGGTGACAGAAACATGGAACAGAATAACCTGATCGTTACTGCAGATGGTCAGACTTGGGATGAGGTTACTAGGGATACTTCTTACATGGGCGTTCAAATCCATAACCCCAATACAGATACAGCATATACCTCCAGCGGTTCTGTTGCAGTATTTGATGAACACAGAGGGAACGAAACTACGGCATACCATTATATGTCCAAAAATTTTGCGGTTGGAGAGGATAGACAAATATGTTTGGTAGATGGAACATACAAGATTTTAGCTCAAACCATAGACTCCGGTCAAACGACAGCCGGAACCATTCAGGTGAATGGTGCAGTCGTTGTTGAAACTCACTCGACAGATAGGTCACATAGTCACGTTTCAGCCAGTTGGACTGGACATCTAAAACGTGGAGATTGCATTCGGGTTATTGGAAGACGATACCAGAGCCGTGATTATTCTAAATTTGAAATAACTAAACTGGATTAATGAATATGTTTATATCACACAAAAGTAATGTTCTTCAGCAAGTCCACGAAACAGAATGGCAATGTAGGAGAATGTCAAAAGGTCAGACTAAGCCCCAGTATTGGACATGGCTGGAAACAATTACGTCCGGTGATCCTCCTGTAGTCACATATCCTTCGGAAGACTTTGCTATCGTTGAATGTACAGATGAGGATGTACAGGCAAGGCTATCCCAACTTGGCGATTACCAGAGTAATTCACCAGAAACCGGGAGGGTTTATAATATTAAATGGTCAGATAGTAAAGTAAATTGCGAAATTCTTGACGCAAAAGGGAAGAGTCAAGATCCTAAAGTGTATGTCAAATCCCATTTAAAAGGTGATGACACCGCAAAAGACGCAAGACTCTTGGCAGACAAATGGGCTAATGTTCGCAGGAACAGGGACAGCAAACTTGCTGAGACAGACTTCTGGGCATTAGGAGATGCACCAAGTTCGATTAGTAATGCACAACAAATATACAGACAGAAGTTGCGGGATGTTCCGAAAGATAATTCTGATCCAGATAACATAAATTGGCCTACAAAACCATGAACCCATACATAATTTTTGGCTTCGGCATAATAATATCAATTTTAGGCTGGACGTTAGTGTCTGTTTCCGATTTAAAAGCGGATATGAAACTAGTGAAATATCAACTCAATGAAATTCATGAATCGATCAGCTCAACAAATAATTGATTCTTTAGTGACGATGGTTTTAGGGATGCTTGTCGGGTCTTTCTTTTTTTTAGCAGTCCAAGCAAAAGCTGAGCCGCCTCTCGAGGAATATCACACATACCGTCAGTCATCGCCTCATCCGCCGCCAGTTGAAAAAAGCAACGCAACTACAGTAGTCGATGATCTAATCCAGCTTTTCCTTTCTCAGGGACTAGCTGGTGGGATCATAGTAATTTTAGGCATTTGGACATTCCGGACTGACAAAATGAATCGTGCAATGCAAAAAGAAAATTTTGATAAACTTGCAACGATCTCTCAGGACTGTAGTGGTCACATGGCAAGCGTTTCTGCGAGATTAGAAAATCTTGAACGAGAAATTGAACAAATGAAACAATTAGAAATGATGAAAGGGAGGGCGTAAATGCCGATTGCATTATTAGGAAGCGTCGTGAGTGGCGTCGTACAGACACTATGTGTATCTGCGATATCAGAGAAACTTCTCTTGGTAGTGGTGCGCAGCCTTCTCAAGCGCCTCGTGGACTCCAGTGCTAACACACTCGATAATGAGCTCTACGATGCGTTCTGT